GATGCAATCGCATTTCGATATAGAACTCTTCGCATTCATGATCTAAAGACTGGCGTACACCCTGGTTCAGTTCATCAACTTGAAGTTTATGCTGCACTATTTTGTCTTGAATATGATGTAGATCCACTTAAGATCAAAATCGAGTTGCGCATTTATCAGGATAATGAGGTTGTAGTTTATGATGCTGATCCAGAGGACATCCTGTTCATTATGGGAAAGATTCAAGAATTTGATCGAATACTTAGTCATCGAAGATTGGAGGAGGAATCGTGATTCGTACTTATGAAGAGCATCTTGCGCATTACGGCATCCTTCGCCGGTCTGGCCGATACCCTTGGGGATCTGGTGGATCGGAAACTACTCGTAATCGAAGCTTTCTTGATACTATTGACATTCATCGAAAACAAGGTATGTCTGACGCCGAGATTGCTCGGAACTACGGTATGACTACGACTGAATTCCGTGGTCTTCGTGCAAACGCTAGAGCTCGACAAAAGCAAACCGATATTCTCACCGCCGAACGTTTGAAGGATAGAGGTTGGTCAAACGTTGCTATTGGTGAGCGTATGGGTATCAATGAATCTTCCGTCCGAGCCCTTCTTGCTCCAGGAGCAAAAGATAGAATAGATTCTCTACAAACTATAACAGGAATGCTCAAGAAAGAAGTGGCTGCGAAAGAAATGGTTGATGTTGGTAAAGGTGTTGAGAATCATCTTGGTATTACTAAGAATAGACTTGATACTGCTCTTGCTTCATTGAAGGAAGAAGGGTATCCAGTTCATTCTATTAAGATTAAGCAAGGTAATTCTGGTAACTTTACAACCATGAAAGTACTTGCTCCTCCTGGTACTCCTCTTTCGTATGTTCAGAGATTCAGAGGTAGGATCCGTCAGATTACAGAAACTTCGATTGATTATGGTCGTAGCTTTCTGGGTATTGATCCACCCATCTCAATTAGTTCGAGACGAATTAGTGTTAATTACAAAGAAGATGGCGGAGACAAAGCTGACGGTGTTATTTATGTTCGGCCAGGAATCAAAGATCTTTCGATTGGCGAAAATCATTATGGTCAAGTTCGTATCATGGTGGATAATACCCATTATTTGAAGGGTATGGCCATGTATCGAGATGATCTTCCCGATGGAATTGATCTTGTCTTTAATACGAATAAATCTAGTACTGGTCGAAAGAAAGATGTTATGAAGCCATTGGAGACAGATGCTGATGGCAACGTAGATCTTCAAAATCCATTTGGTTCGATTGTACGACAAATTCATGGACCAGATGGTAAGCTTACATCGGCTATGAATATTGTTGGTAGTTCTACGAAACCTGAATCTGGCGTAGAAGGTTCTTGGGATACATGGAGAAAAGTTCTTTCTTCTCAGATGTTATCCAAGCAGGACCCAAAGCTTGCTCAGCAACAGCTCGATTTAACATTTGAACGTCGTCGCATAGAGCTTGAGCAAATTAGAAAACTAACAAACCCCGTAGTTCGTAGGGATCTTCTATATAAGTTTGCTGATCAAACAGATTCTGCAGCTGTGCATCTAAAGGCAGCAGCGTTACCTCGACAAGCGAGTCGAGTCATACTTCCTATTGCATCTATGAAGCCGACCGAAATTTATGCTCCTTCTTTTAATGATGGAGAACGAGTAGTTCTTATTCGTCATCCTCATGGTGGAACTTTCGAAATTCCAGAGCTCACAGTGAACAATAAAAATCGCGAAGCTCGAAGATTACTTCCTCCTGGTCCTAAGATGGATGCGGTTGGTATTCATCAAGATGTAGCGGAACGTTTGTCGGGTGCAGATTTCGATGGTGATACTGTTCTTGTTATTCCCAACAACAAGGGACTTGTAAAAAGAACCCCCCCTCTCGAAGAACTTAAGGGGTTCGATCCGATGAAGTATAGATTACCCGATGATTCGCCTATTAAGCGAATGACTTCTGAGAACAAGGGCAATGAAATGGGTAAAATTTCTAATTTGATTACGGACATGTCTCTTCGTGGAGCGGAACCTTCTGAGATTGCTCGAGCAGTCAAGCATTCCATGGTTGTTATTGATGCAGAAAAGCATGGGCTTGATTATCTACAATCCGAGCAAGATCAGGGAATCCGAGGTTTGAAAGAAGCATATCAAAGTCAAGGTGGTAAGGGACGCGGAGCTTCTACATTAATAAGTAGAGCTCGTTCTCAAGCTCGTATACCAGAAAGAAAACCAAGACCCGCTGCTCTTGGTGGACCGATTGATCCTGTTACTGGTAGAAAAGTATTTGTACCTACAGGACGTCAGACTACTACTCGTAGTGGAAAGAAAGTAGATGTATTAATTAAGTCACAGAAGTTAGCTGAGACTGATGATGCCTTTACTCTTTCTTCTGGTACACAGATGGAAACTATCTATGCTAGGCATTCTAACAAGTTAAAGGGTATGGCTAATGAAGCAAGGAAAGAAGCATTAGTTACTAAGCCCAGGCCTGTTTCTCCATCAGCAAAGAAGGTGTACTCGAAAGAGGTAGCTTCTCTTACAGCAAAACTTAATCTTGCGGAAAAGAACGCCCCCCTAGAAAGACAAGCCAACCTCCTTGCAGAAGAACAGGTCTCCATTAGACGCCAGGCTAATCCAGGTATGGATCCCGCTGATGTTAAGAAGATTAGAACATTAGCATTGAACGAGGCTCGTATTAGAACCGGTGCTAGGAAAGACCCGTTTGAGATAACTCAGAGTGAATGGGATGCTATTCAAGCTGGCGCACTTAGTACAGATAGATTAGAAAGAATCCTCCGTCATACTGATGCGGACACTGTTAAAAAGTTAGCTATGCCAAAGGCTCAACCAAAGATGACAGCCACTAAGATAGCTCGTGCTAAGCAGATGGCAGCATCTGGTTATACACAAGCAGAGATAGCTTCTCATTTGGGTGTTGGTTTAACTACACTCAAGGAGGGTCTGAGTGGCTGATCAATCAGATACTATTTACATGTTAACAACAGTTGACAATCCATTTGATCCATTCACTAGGTTTGATGAATGGCACGCTTACGACGTACAAATGGGTTACAATTCAGCTGCCTTCCTGGCCCGTATCACACAGTCATCAAGTGATTTGTCTGAAGCTGACCAGAGTCTAGCTATACAAAATGCTATTGATGAAATTGTAAAAGAAAATGTTTCAGGAATGTGGACTAAGGTCTCAAGGAATCATAGTAGGGATAGTATTCTGTAGGAGGGGGGGGTGCCAAAAAAAGATACCCCCCTCTTTCATCGCCCGGCTTCCCAAAAATTCCCCGGGGGTATATTTTCCACAAACAATTCCACTTTTTCCGGGTTTAAAAGTATAGGGAAAGGAGCTCGAACTCTATAAGTAGAGAGAGGAGGCCGCTTGCCATCGAGAAGAAGGCGTTCAAAAGCTGAACGAACTCCTCGCAAACCGGCAACAACTCCTGAAGCTCGTGAGAATGAGATGGTTGGATTTGCCATTGATCTTGCCGAGGAGCAAATTCGTGATGGAACGGCTTCATCTCAAGTCATTACGCATTTTCTAAAGCTGGGTTCGACTCGTGAACGTCTTGAACAGCAGCGGCTCGAGCATGAAAACGAATTAACTCGCGTTAAGATCGAGGCTCTTGAATCTCAGCAGCGTGTTGAAGAGTTGTATGTTAAAGCGATCGATGCCATGCGTTCGTACATGGGAGAATTGCCTCCGCCCGAATCTGATGTCGAAGATTAGAACATATTCGGAGATTCGTCAATTAGAAACGTTCTTAGAACGATACGAGTATCTTAAAATAGGTGGAGTTACTGGAGAAGCAACCTTTGGGTTCAATCGATGGATTAATCAACGTTTTTACAAGTCTCGAGAGTGGAAGCGAGTTAGAAGTCATGTTATATCTCGGGATAATGGATGCGATTTAGGCATTCCTGGCTATGAGATCTATTCTAATTTAATAATCCATCACATGAATGCAATTACTGCAGATGACATTATACACAGTGACGAAGACCTTCTTGATCCGAATTTTCTCATAACGACAACACTTAGGACACATAACGCCATTCATTATGGGGATGAAAGTCTTCTTCCTAGAGGTCCGATTGTACGAGAGGCAGGTGACACAAAGCTTTGGTGACTGATACCGTCAAGAATCATCCAGCAGAGACAGCAATGCCAATTGCTACTGTATTGGCTGCATTGATTGCAAAACTAGCTGGTGTAGAAGATACAGATACGATTCTTTATCTGGCTCTAGCTCTCTCCTTTATTCCGGCCGCCGTAACTTGGGTTGTGAATTTAGTGAGAAAGCCCGATGGAAATCCCGGTAATTG